TCTAGTTCTACGATAGTAGATGTTAGTACCAGCAGAACATGCAGCATGTGGATCACTTGTTGGTAGGAATGGATTGTTAACCATGCCGTAACGAGTTTTAAATGCAATTTTAGGTTGGAATGTGTTTTCGCCAACAGCTTTAACCATTTGTAATGGGACGTATGGGCAATAGAACATACCAGCATCATATTGAGATGAACCTTTATAACCAACTACAAAGTAATCAGAACCAGTTGCATACGGATCAACGAAAACTTTGATAGTACCGTTTAAAGTACCGACAAAAGTGTTGCCACTTGGATCGACTGGACCAGCTGGATTGCCAGAAACTCCACCGAAATCAAGTTTACCGACCATAGCTAATGCAGATGCTAGGTTTGTAGAACAAATCATGAAATTACCTTTACCACGACGAGTAGCAATAGCGATTCTATTTGCTTCTTTTTCAATCCAGAACATCAATCCTTTGTATTTCTCAACAGACCAACGTCCATCTAGATCAACACCTTGAAGTACACCCGGTGCAGTAGCATCTTGTGAACCTGGTACAGCATTTACATAAACTGTACGAACCATTTCACGGTTAATCTCTCCAAGAATTTCTTGAGATAAGATATTCGCTAATTCTGATTCAGCATCAAGACCATGAACAGCTTTAAGATCCTGTGCTAATTCCATTGTATACTCTGCTTTTAGAGCACGAGTTTTAACGGATACAGAAGTCGATTCAATCGAGAATGACATTTCTGGAAAATGATTATCAGCAGCATCACCAAGAGCTTCACCCTTATCTGTATCCATACCTTCGCCAGAATTGGTGTAGGTTGTACTTGCATTTAATACTGACCCAGATGCAACAGTGCCATCTGCGTTGAATGCAGCATCATAATCATTCAGTACAGAAGGATCTGTACCGGTATGTGGTACATTAGATGCAGAACCAGCGGAGATTCCAGAGAAATCTGTAGCAAATTCATTGTGAAGTGCTTCTGCACCAGTTTGATTTTCGTATCTGGATTTCATTGCGAAGATAAGACCAGTAGGACCAGTCATTGGTTGTACACCAGCAATATCATATGCAATTAAATTAGGCATTGCTCTTCTAACTAAGCTAATTAGAACTGGATCCCAGTTAGCGATTGGAGCAACTCCAGCATTAGTGTGGTTAGTTGGTGACGCTTCTTGAAGATTGTGTTCTTCGCGAAATGCTTTTTCTTGGTTTTCTAGAATGACTGTAGTGACTGCACGCTTGTAAGTATCTTTGATCTCAGGAAGATCAGCATGCTCAAGAACTGGCTGCCATTTTTCATTCAATTGTTCTGTTTGGAACATTGTGTTTCTCCTTATGGATTATTTATTTTTTGAAATTGCCGCCGCATAGGCAGCCATATTATTACTCAAATCGGGTGTAACAGTTGAAGGAATAGCTTCTTCAATATTAGACACCTTTTCATCTTTAGGGAAATATTTTTCCTTAATAATGATGAGTTTCTTTTCATATAGTTCACTTGATTCAAAATCTACGTTTTCAGCAAGTTCTTTAAATTTTTCTGTTTCTGTGACCGCAAGGTCTTCAGACAAACTTAAAAGAATTCGATCTTTCTTTGCTTCGTTAACTTGAGCGAAAAGAGCAACTTTTTCTTTTTCTGCATCATTCAATGCAGAAGTTAGTTCTTCGATTTCGTCAAATTGACTTTCAACAATAGAAAGTTTTTCTTCTGGAATGTCGATAAAATTCTCAACGAATAAATCGCGCATACCATTTAAGAATTGTTCAGATATTTCAGAACGAATACCGTGTTCTAATGCAATTGCATTATCCTTCGCCCATTCTTCAACAACATAATTTAAGTATTGATCAATTTTGTCTGATAAAGTTTCTTCAATTTCTTGAGTAGCTTCATCTAACTTAGTCTGAAATTTTTCTTCTAATAAAGTTTTTTCTGATGCTAATTTAGCACCAATTGCCGCTTCAAAGATTGTGGTAGCTTTAAGTTTGAAATCTTCAGAAAAATCTTCACCCTCAAGAAGAGCATCTACATCAGCAGACATATCAACTTTATCCTCTTTTACAGGTTTCTTTTTTTCTTCAACTTCAGAATCATCGTCCTCATCATCATCTTCTTCATCGTCAGCTTTGATTTCGATTTCTTCTTCTTTTACTTTTTTCTTTTCGGATAATTCCTCATCCTCAGAAACAAGTTCTTCCACAATTTCCTCGGCTGCCTCGACGACTTCTTCTTTAGTTATTTCTAACTCAAGATCATCAATTTTAGCTTGATCCATTGTTTTCTCCTAATGTAAACATATAATATGTATAATTATTTATAAAAAATTTAATTATAATTTATTTATAAAATTACTAAACACCTCTAATTTCTTTTCTTCAAGATACTTAGAAGGTGTTTTCCTAATAGAATTCCGAATACTTTGATATCCAAGGACATCATCATAAACCCATTCTGCGTTTTCCATTATTCCCTCAAC